CTCAGGTTAATGCTACAGATTCTTCTCTTAGTGTAGAAGCTTCAAAGATAACTACTCTACAAAATACAGTTAACACTATCGATGGTTCTTATGCATCACAATCTGCTGTAGATTCTTTAACAACAAGAATTGATGATACTGATAGTGATCTAACTGCGGAATCACAGAAGATAACCAATCTAACAAATACTGTAAACACTATAAACGGTGCATACGCAACATCAAGTGCGTTAAACTCTCTGACTAGTAGAGTTACTTCCACCGAAGGAAGTATAACTTCAGCAAATCAAAGCATACAAACACTACAAAGTGAAGTTCAAGGACTGGATACGTCCACTTCAGCAAATACTTCTGCCGTCAGTTCTCTGGAAGATAGGGTCGATGCCGACAGTGATTCTATAACAACTATACAATCGGATATAACATCTCTAGAAAGTACCGTAACTGGATTTGGTTCTTCTAAAGCGGAAACCACTGCGGTAAACGCATTGACCAGTAGAGTTACCGCTACTGAAGGTAGTATCTCTACAGTCCAAAGTGATGTAACCAGTCTACAATCTAATGTTACTAGTTTGAGTGGAGATAAAGCTTCTGTAGCTGCGGTAAATGCTTTAGAAAGTAGAGTCGATGCCGACAGTGATTCTATAACCACTTTAAACAGCGCAGTTACGAACTTGACGAGTGTTGTGGAAGGAAAGGCTACATCTGCCGCGGTCAATTCTCTTACCAATAGGGTTTCTGTTACCGAAGGAAGTATTAGTACAATTAATTCTGAAATAACCGCATTGACATCTACGGTAGATGATAAGGCAACAAGTTCTGCGGTAAGTGCTCTGGAAAACAAAGTAACAGATAACGAAAATGGATTGACTTCAGTTAATTCGGACATTACTACATTAACAACAAACTTAACAGGTGAAACGAACGCTCGCGTTTCTGCTGTCTCTGGTCTACAGTCACAAGTAAATACGGCTAATGGAAACATTTCTACCAACCAGAGCAATATTGCATCATTAGGAACAGAGATTGATGGTGAGAGAACGGCTAGAGTATCTGCGGTCAGTTCATTAACTTCCAGAGTTGACAATAGTGAAAGCGGACTATCTACCGCTCAGTCAGATATTAGTACACTTGAAACTAACTTAACCGGAGAAATCAACGCTCGTGTTTCGGCCGTTTCTGGGGTGCAGTCACAAGTAAATACCGCCAACGGAAACATCTCGACGAATCAGAGTAATATCGCGCAGTTAACAACTGACCTTGGAGATAAAGCATCTGTTACAGCCGTCAGTGAACTACAACAACAAGTCAATTCAGAGGCTGGGTTATTAGATACACTACAATCTGACGTAACAACATTGACGACTACGGTTGGTGAAAAAGCAACCATCACGGCAGTAAACGCATTAACTTCACGTGTTAATGCAGACAGTGATAGTATGTCAGTCGTTCAGTCGGACATATCATCTCTTGAAGCAACTTTAGATAGTGGTGGTTCTATTTTCAATGCTATCGATGGCCTGCAACAAAATATCACAGACGATTCTACAGGTCTCAACGCACTCCAATCTAAAATTACTTCTTTAAATTCCACAGTATCAGGAAAAGCTTCAACTTCATCCGTTTCCAATTTATCAAATCAAATCAATCACAGTGAAACTGGTTTATCAGCATTAAATTCTGATATAGTATCTCTCGCAGCAACAGTTAACCATAGTGATACTGGTCTTGTCGCTACAGTAGGTGCTGTTAGTAGTCTAGAGACTAGAATTGATGAAACTGATAGTGATATATCAGTAATATCGGGAGATCTGTCAACCTTATCTTCCGGCATAGGTGATCAGATCGCTACCGCAACTTCCGGACTTGTTACTACCGCAACATTAAATAGTGCTATAGGTTCTATACCGGATGTAAGTGCCAAATATTTTGTGGACTTAGATGTTAATGGACATTTTTCTGGATTCGAGTTAAATAATAATGGAGTCACTTCCGATTTTGTATTGACAGCAGATAAGTTTAAGGTTGTTACGGGCAGTAGTTCGGTATCTCCATTTGAAGTTTCCGGAAATACCGTAAAATTATCTAATGCGGAAGTTACTGGAGGTCTAAATATTGGAAGTGGTACAGGTCAAAGAATGGAAATAAAAGATACAGTATTGAAAATATTTGATAATTCTGGCAATATCAGAGTTAAATTAGGTGACTTAACCTCATAATCGTTTAACAAATAGACTAAATACTATATATAATATATAGTTTTTTAACAGGAAAGAAATATGGAATCCATAGTAACAAAATCAATGAGTAAAAGTCTAGCGAAAGACTTGTTGAATGATATTCAAAATAGTTCTAACGAATACTATATCGGTATTGGTAAATCAGATGTATTTGATAATTTTAATGATAACCCAACGGTTCCTGTCAATTCTTTATTTGAAGAAAAAGAATTTAGAAATAATTTACAGTCTATTAAAAAAATTGAAGTTACTAATGCAACTCTAGTAGTGAAAAGAGTTAATTGGTCTTCTGGTACAATTTATTCTGGATGGGATAATTCTATTCATCACTCCACAACACTTCCTTCCTGTTATGTTCTCACAAATTCTAAAGATGTTTATATATGTTTGGAGAGTGGTAAAAATTCTGACGGTATCACAGTACCCTCTGTGATAGAACCTCATTTCGAAAACTTAAATTTTCCATATGAACAACCCTTTACCACTAGCGATGGGTATGTTTGGAAGTTTTTATTTTCTTTGAGTACAGAACAAATTAGAAATATACTATCGTCAAACCATTTTCCGATACAAGAACATGCAACATCAACAAGTGGTAGTGATATAGAAGACAGACAATTTGCGGTTAAGGGGTCTTCCATTGGTGGACAGATTATTAGTGTTTTTGTTGCTGATGGTGGATCTGGTTACTCTATTGCACCAACACTGGAAATTGAAGGAGAGGGAAGTGAAGCAACCGCGACAGCTCATATAAAAAACGGACAACTTATAAGAGTAGAGATGACTAATTATGGTAAAGATTACGTTAATGCAAATATAAAAGTTACTAGTAATGTTGGTTCTGGTGCTATTGTAAGGCCTATCATAACAAGTTCTAAAGGAATAGGGTTTAGTCCTATTGAAGATTTGAGATCAAGTTCAGTTCTTATGAGTATAAAACCCAATGGAACAGAGAACGACACCTTTGTCGTTGAAAATTATTTTAGACAAATTGGAATCATTAAAAATCCATTGACACCGGAGGGAAACCCATATACTGGAATTTCTATTAAAACCTTACCTTCACTAACATTAAAAAGTTCCTCTCCCTTTAACGCTGGTAAAAAGATAATTGGAGAAACCTCCAAAGCGGAAGCCTTTGTTGATGAATCTGAAGGTAATGTTATTTCTTATCATCAAAATTCCTCTACGGGATTCCAATCTTTTTCGGATTCGGAGAATATAACACAGAGTGGGGTAGTAGGCATCGGAGAAATTTCCTCTATATCTCCAGTAAATGGTATAGACAGATTTTCTGGAGATGTTTTATACATAGAGAATCGTGGTAAAATTCGACGAGATCTAGAACAACAAGAAGACATCAAAGTAGTAATAACTCTTTAGGATTAATCATGGCAGATTTTACAGATAATACGTTCAAAGAAACATACCGAGATTTTTATGATGCTGAAGACGGTTATCATCGTGTGTTGTTTAATTCGGGTAAAGCACTTCAAGCTCGAGAACTAATCGAATCACAAACAATAATTCAGGAAGAAATTGCGAGATTTGGTCGTAACATATTCAAAGAGGGCGCTCTGGTAAATCCAGGCGGCGCTACCGTAAATAATAAACTAGAATATATTAGATTAGATCCTGTTAGCACACTCTCTACAGACTTGGTTGGAAAGACACTAACTAACGGAACAGTTGATATCAATAATCCTAGTAATTCCGTCAAAGGTATTGAAGTAAAGGTCTTAGAAGTAATAGAGTCTACAACAACAGATCCAAAAACTCTTTATGTTCAATATACGGACACCTCGGTAGTAACTTCTAATGTTCCAGTTGCTCCTAGAGTTTCTGCATTAGATACTCTAGTTGCACTAGATGGTTCAGTAACCTCTAGTATCGTTGTTGCCGCTAACGGCACATTTCCTGCTGCTGGTCGTGGAACTAAAGCACATTTTTCGCCAGGCGACTTTTTTGTTCAGGGACATTTTGTTTATATGGAGGGGGGAAGTTCATTCATATCTAAGTATGATTCCCTTCCCACAGCGGATATTGGATTTCTTATCCAACAAAATATTATAACAGAAGCTGAAGATAACCAATTATATGATAATCAAGGACAGGTTCCTAATGTAAGTGCTCCGGGCGCACATCGTTATCAAATAAAACTAATTCCTACCACTCGTGACCAAGTACTACAAGAAGAGAACTTCGTATTTGTTGCACGTGTTGTTGATGGTATTATTACGCGTGAAGTAACCACCTTAGATTCATATAACCGAATTAACGACCTACTAGCTCAACGTACAAAAGAAGAGTCCGGTAATTATGTAGTAGATAAATTCAAAGCAATCTTTGAAGAAAAAGATTCAACTAATCTAAACTTAGATGTTACCGAAGGTATTGCATATGTAGATGGTTACCGATTAGAGATTGGGACCACTGATATAACAGTACCCAAGGCTAGGGAAACTATAACTAAGATTAATGAACCTGTACCCGCTGCTTACGGCAACTACATATACATTAAATTTGATGAAGTAGATCCTCTTGACGAATCAGAAGGATTTGGTAGATTAGATACATTTGGACATCAACGTTTAAAGAATGCTGCTGGTGATTTCATCGGTTATTGTAATGTACGTGCTATACAAAGAGATTCTGTGGGTATTAGATTGTATATTTTTAATATTCGTATGGACAGTATATTTTCGGGATCACCCCCAGTAAAAATAGGAGTTCATAACTTCTCTAATACTTTTGAAATGATAGACAATATTCCGGGCAGTGGTCAACCATCTATAAAATTAGTTGATGGTGTACTTCATGAAGCTTCAGATAACATTTTATTATTTCCATTACCTAGTAATAGTCCTAAACTTGGTGGTACGTCAGGAGCGCTTACTGCCAATTACACCATACAACGTTACTTTAGAGGGAGTCCAAATTCTTCCGGAGAAATTACTCTTACTGGAGTGGAAACTTCTCAGTGGATAATAGCTGAGTCTGATGGTCCATTCCTCACGGGCACTGATGCTAATGCAGATTTGTCAGGAACTTTTGATAATCTAGACCCTGCTAAATCATATGATATTGCATATTACGTAGACCTTAACAATGTAACTACTAGAATTAAAAATATTGTGACGGCTGAGGAGTATATGACAATAGATGCTGCTGGAGAAGTTACTAATCCTATATTCACTGAATTGGTTGATGGGATATCATTAGAGTCCGTCAAATGGAGAGCAATATCCACAGATCCTAATAATCCAACAATTGATTTTTCGGTAGCGGAAGATATAACTCACCAGTTTACATTTGATGGTGGTCAACGTGATAATTTTTATGATAGAATTGTCATTAATCAGAAATCTGGATACAGTGTTCCTTGGAATGGTACACAAGATACTGAAGTACAAGCAGTATTTACTCATTACGATCATGACAATTCTCAAACGGCTGGAGTATTCTTTTCGGTTGATTCATATGTGGATGATGTTTATGATGATATTCCATCTCATACTACTGCAACTGGTCAGGTTATATCCTTAAGAGACGTACTAGATTTTCGACCGGATCGAGCATTCACTTACTTAGGTGAGTTCAACGTCCAAGCAGAACTTCCACAAAATGCTTCTACAATTACGGTAAATAGTGTTGATTATTACTTATCTCGTATTGATATCCTAGTTGCAAATGCAACAGACAGTCGTGGTGATATAGGATTTGGTGAACTACAGGTTATACAAGGGGAATCTAATTCTATTCCTCGTGAACCGGAAGTTCCTACAGGATCTATGGCACTTTATAAGTTCCGATTAAATCCGTACACATTTAATACTTCTGACCTTACTAGTACATTTATTCCAAACAAACGTTTCACGATGAAGGACATTGGAAACTTGGAACAACGTTTAGAAGATTTATTTGAACTTACGACACTAAGTCTTTTAGAGTCAAACACTAACTCATTGACAGTATTAGACGCTAATGGTAACGCAAGAACTAAGGCAGGGTTTATTGCAGACAACTTCACTTCATTTGACTTCTCAGATATCAATAATATAGACTATCGGGCATCAATAGATCCGAATGGATTATTGAAACCTTCTTTCCGTGAGAACTTGGTTAGACTGAATTATAGTTCAGATAATGTTAATGCAGTTGTTAAACATGGTGATATTGTAACATTACCATACACCGATGTCAACTTAATATCTCAAACATTAGCTACAGGTACATTGAATGTCAACCCATTTGCTGTTATTACGCAAACTGGTCATTTAGAATTATCTCCATCATCAGATGAGTGGGTAGAAACTCGCACTCTTCCACCTATAATGCAGACTACAGTACGTCGATTCGAAAACTTCGATAATCGTCCAACCTCGTCAGAAAGAAATGGTTCTTTGTCTAATGTAGGATTATTTACTACAATATCAAGGGATGTTTCATTCAGGGATACTACTCGAAGCATACAAGATTTTATCGGTGAACAGGTAGCAAACATAGAAATTATTCCTTTCATGAGATCACGTAAGATTAACTTCACCGTTAAAGGACTTCGTCCGAACACTAAAATGTTTGCATACTTTGGTGGTAAAGAAGTTAATGATTGGGTAAGAGAAGAGGCCTCTGAAGTTAGATTCTCTGACAACCCACAAGAATTTGGTAGTGAGTATGCGAATGCATCAAGCTATCCGGCCGCTCTAGGTGGTTCAACTTCTCTGGAAACAGACAGTACTGGTGCTATAATTGGCAGTTTTTTCTTACCCAATACACCAACAATAAGTTTTAGAACTGGTACTCAAGAATTTAAATTGCTTGATGTTAGTGTCAATGATGACAACGAAGCGACATGTAGCGCACGTGCGACATATTCCTCCACAGGAACCATTGAATCAATACAGAGAACCATACGCACTACTCGTATTCTTGGTGGACGTGCTGGAAGACAAGATCCTCTTGCACAGACATTTTTTGTCGATCAGATAGAAAATCCAAATGGATTGTTTATTACTAAAGCACGAATATTTATAGAGAGTGTGGACGATAATATTCCTTTACAAGTTCAGATACGTTCGGTAGAAAATGGTATTCCAACTACACGAATTTTGCCTGGCGCAGTTAAATTCCTTGACCCTAGTCAAATTACTATTGCTACAAATAGCGTTAGTAATCCTAATGATGGAGCATCCCCAGCAGAAACTATTGACGATGTTCAGGCTTCCCCGACAGAAGTTATATTTGATGAACCAATATTTTTAACAAGTGGTGAGGAATACGCTATAGTACTTCTTGCGGAGTCGGTAGAGTATAATGCATATATCGCAGAGACTTATCAATTTGTATTTGGGAGTGATGAAGATAAAGTTTCTAGACAACCTACACTAGGTTCATTGTTCTTGTCACAGAATGGATTTACTTGGACACCAGATCAAACTAAAGATCTTATGTTCGAATTAGATCGAGCAGAGTTTTCATTGTCTGGTGATCTTGTACTTGACAATGCAACTCTACCTAAAGTGACCCTAAATTCTAACCCAATAGAAACTACTTCCGGATCAACATCAGTTGAAATATACCATGAAGGTCATGGATTTGGACAGGGAGACGTGGTTGCATTGTCAAATGTGTCTACATCAATAGGTGGTTTAGCCAATACAGAATTTGAAGGATCTTTCTCAGTAATAGATCCAACTTGGGAAGGGTATAAAATAACTACATCTTCTAGCGCCACATCTTCTGCTGTGGGTGGTGGAGACGAAGTTACTGCTTCGCAACAGGTAGTTTATGATGAGTTCGTACCACAAATTCAGAGTATAACCCCTAATTCGACAAACATAAGTGCTATATTACGAAATCCTAGTACAGCGTCTTATGGTAATGGTCGTAAATTATCGCAACCGGCCGGGCCCAATACAGACTATACTCTACCAACATTAAACGATGCAAAAACAGTATTTTTGAACGACTATAATACAAACTCTGCACAAAGTGTTGTCGCTTCTTCAGAAAATGCTGGAGGTGCAGAAACAATGAAGTTTAATTTAAGTCTGTCTACGGAAGACTCTAAGGTATCACCCTTAATCGACTTACAACGTGTGGCAGTACTTGGATTGGAGAATGTAATAGATAATGTTGATGCGGCACAACATATAACAACACCAATAGTAATTGATGAGGGATCACTTGGATTAAAAATTATCTTTGCTGCTAATAGACCGTCTGGAGCAAACTTTGAGGTATATGTTAGATCTTCAGCTGACGAGGATTCTCTTGTAGCTACAGATGAGTTGACAGGAGATCTAGTAGTAGACTGGGTGTTAGTTGATATAGATAAGGCTTTGCCCACAGATGATGACCCCTCAACTTTCAGGGATTATGAGTTTACTCATGAAGCAGATCAGTTTACCGCTTTCCAAGTTAAAATTGTTATGCATTCCGATAATTCATCTAAGTCGCCAATAATTAGAGACTTACGTGCAATTGCTATGGTGGTGTAATGAGTAACCACTTGAGGGTTGAAGGTCACATTAATTTAGTGAAAGATAGAAGAACTGGAGCTATACTAAATACCAATAGAACCGAAATTGAAAGTGCAAGAAAAATAAAAGAAAAGAAAAGAAAGGAAAATGAAGTGATTAAAAATCTTTCGAGTGATGTAGATACACTAAAAAATGATATGAAAGATATAAAAGAATTACTTTTTCGTTTAGTAGAGGATAAAAAATGAGTCAAGACAATAATCAAATACAAAAAGTAAATCTTGCGGACCATGTCAATGCGGCGGTCGACAAGATAAACGAAAACTTTGAATTAGTTGAAACTGGAATATTTGGTGGTTCAGTTGACTCTTCTTCAGTTACTAATATTGTCAATAATGTTCTTGACTCAGACTATTTTACAACAATTATAAATGAAGATTACATTACTAATATCACTACAAACTTAAATGTCGATCTAACTGATGTAGAAGCTGGTATTGCAGCAAACGCGGCCTCTATCCTAGCAATGGAAGCGAGTATCACTCAAACCGATAGCGGTATCACAGTTCTTGCTTCACAACAACAAGCTACCCAAGCACAACTTGAAGGTGTTGTTCTAGGTGGAATTGATTCAGACTTACTTGCAGACGCTATTGCAAACGCTAACACTACTCTAACTTCACGTATAGATGCGACAGATAATAGTATAAGTGTATTTGCAGGCAACATAGACAGTGTAAATGCAAGTTTACTTCTTTTAGATTCTGCCACTAATGATCGTATCGATCTACAAACCAGTGCAGTAAGTTCTTTAACCTCTGAGGTGACTGCAAACGCCAGTGGGTTGAGTGCAGTAGTTAGTGATGTGACTCAATTAAATACAGATCTCAGTCAACTTATCTCTGATGGAATAACTATTACTCCAGAACAAGTTACTGAAGCGATTGGGGATACTTTAGAACTGTTGGAACAGAGGCTAGAAGCTGATAGTGATAAGTTAACATTGGAAGCTACTAAACTAGTAGACCTAAACGCTTTGGTTAGTGCTAATGATTCTGATACAGGTGTCCTAATCACCGCAGAAAGTACCGCAAGATCAGAACTAACTGGTCGTGTGACGGTCAATGAAAACAATATCTCGACTGTACAGGGAGATATTACTACTCTTGAAGGTAAAATAGACACCGTAGATTCAGACGGTAACCCGACTACATTTCTTGCTTTAGCGGAGTCTTCTTTACAGACAGAGGTTTCACGAGTAGAAGGATTAATAACAACGAACGCTACTTGGGGTATAGATCTAGTGGCTGGAACCGAATCGAATCCACACATCTCTGGTATTAAGTTTGGTAATGACGGAGCAACCTCTGAATTTGCTATTACGACCAATTCATTCAGAGTTATAAATGCTAGTAACAATGAAATACAACCATTCACTATTTCTGATGATCAGATAGAATTAACAAACGTGAAAGTAACTGGTGGTTTAGAGATCGGTAAGGATTCGGATAACGCTGGTGGACCAAGAACGGTTCTTAGAGATGACGTTACAAAAATATATGATTCCGCTGGTCAACTAAGGGTTCAACTAGGAAATCTGGCGGTATAATATGAGTTATGGTTTTGAGGTTTATGGTCCTAATGGAGTCCAACTTATATTTACTAGTTCTAGGGGTAGTCGTTTTTTGGCTTCCGGAACGACAAGTGATATATCACATTCAAACTCCGTTACTGTACCCTTTTCTGGATTGGTAAACGATGACAACTTTCAAATTTTTGTAACGCCAAATCCAGATGCATCGCTTTGGAATGCAAATTCTGGTCATGATTTGTGGACAATGACAAAATCGACTGATCAATTTACTATTACGAATAATTTAGGCGCATCTATGAGTTTTGACTATATTATTATGAGGACTGGATAACCAATGACATATGGATTACAAATAAAAAATTCTAGTGATAGAACACTTTTAGATACCGAACAAGGAGGTTCTTTCTTAGCTTGTGGTCAACATGGTACAGCAATCGCCAGTGTTGGTGCTGGGGCTCAGAATGCCTTTCCTGTAAGTGGTTACTCTGGTGGTAATTTGATTATTGCTAGACCCGGCCTTTATGTCCCAAACACTAGTTATAGAGATGGTCACAGAATAAGTAGACAGTCAAACGGATCTTGGGGTAGATCGGGAAATGGTATGCCTAATGCTGGTGAAGGTGGGGTTGTTTGGAGAGAGTTGTTGGCGCAAAGTTCTTCTGGAATTACTCCCTCTGATTATGGTTTAATTATTTATGATGGAGAGGGTACTTCATCTAGTAATATTTTGTTTTCAGCTTCAGACTTAAATGTTACAGCAGAATTAATGGCGACCGGAAAGTTTACCGGAACTAATATAAAAATTAACCCTGTCAATGGTGCTATAAGTCAATATTATCAATCATTTTACATGGATCCTAATCTAGATATGAGTAGATATTATGTTATGGTAAATGGTACCGCAAGTAATCATTATACTGGAAATACGCGTAGACAAATAAGTTGTGAATTTAACTATGATGATAATGAGATAAGAATGCTTAATTACTCTAAAGTAACAGGAAGACAAACCGCCAGTGTAGATGCTTCACTTATTTCTTATGAGAAAGACTGGGCTATTTTTTATGTAAGAAATGGTGAACATACAATAAACACAGATGGAACATGGTAAGAAAGGAAAAAAATATGGCACATAGATTTGGATTTATAAACAATGAGGGAGAACTTCAGGGAATAATATCGCCAGGCTCAAACTCTCAGTATACACATTTAGAAGTTTATCCTAATGGACAAACATGTGTAATAATACCAGAAAATGAAGATAGTAATGATATAATGAGTAAAAAATGGTATGATTTGGACACCGAGTCTTGGATATCAAGAGAATCTCGTCCTGATAGTTACTATAAATGGGTTTCGGGTAATTGGGAAGTGGATTATAATTCTTTATTTTCGGAGATAAGATCTCAGAGAGATATTAGTTTGGTTAATTCTGATTGGTCAGTTCTCACTGATAGTCCTTTAACAGATTCTAAAAAGTCTGAATGGATAGATTACAGACAATCTTTAAGAGATGTTCCTGAAAATAACTCAGGGGTAACAAATATAGATCAGGTGACTTGGCCTACACAACCAGAATAAATCTCGTAAAATTAAGTTAAAAAAGGTCCAATAAATCCTCGCACTGTGATTTAAAAATGTATAAATAAAGGTACATGATCAACTTAACCTAAAGAGCGAGATTACAGTGTCCAAATCGAGTATACCTTTAAAACTTATAAACTCAGGTACAGACCTACACGAGTACTCCCCGATAGAAGAAAACTATCTTGCGTACTGTGTAAGTCAACATCTGACATCAGCTTCAACTGATGCAATAGGTAACCTTAGTTTGAGTTCTGTTGATGCTACTCCTATTGGTTCTTTTGTAGATACATTCTTCAATCAGACCACAGGAACACACCCAGCATCACAGATTACATCTGGCGAAACTACAACCACAGTTCATCAAAAAACTGGTGTTGCAGACGAGTCAGGTTCAAACTTCAAGAGACCTATAGGTTACTACAGTCATGTCGATGTTCCTGGCCTCTACGAAATGGTAGATGCGGATCTAGACTCACTGGCAAATCGTGTAATTGGAAAACTTGTAGAATTAGACTATCCCGGCACATTTAAACTGGCAGCTACTTCTCCTGGCGTAGATTACAACGTATTTATCGACAGCATATTCTCAGATACACAGGGTGATGGAACGTCCGTTCCCTACCATGTGTACGTAAAAAATACAGTAGCAGCTCCTACTACTGTTCGTCCAATGACTCTAAAGACTTCTGGTGTCTCCTCACCTTCATCTTATGATTGGACTTCAGCTTCATCATCATTAACATTATCACATCCTTACAACGGTAGTTCAGCTGATTTTGGTCGTTCGGTGTCCACTTCTGGTGATTATCATGTTGTATCTCAACCTAGCGCTAACCGAGTGGTTGTTTTTGACGCTTCTGGTAATGTTGTTCGGACTATAGGTCACCCAGAAGGGAGCACTGGTGGTTCTTTTGGCGAGTTTGTACATCTAAAAGGAAATAATTTATTAGTTGGAGATAAGACTGGAGAAGAATCTGGACAACCAGCGTGGTATAATTCTGGTAAAGCTTGGTTATTCGATGTGACAACTGGTTCGGTACTACATTCATTCCTACCAAGTCCTGCCGAACAAAATGGGATGTTCGGTCAATTTATGGCGCTGTCAGAGAATTATGTGGCAATTACTCATGGTATCAATATTAACAATTATAAAGTTAATGTTTACGATATTTCTACTGGATTACTAGTAAGAGTTATTACTCCAGAAACCACAGAAACCAATCAATATTGGGGAGCTGCGATAGGTATTTCAGATTCTTATATCGCAATTTCAGCAACTTCTAGAAGTCCCGGCTCTGGTGTAGTAGAAATATTTGACATTTCTAGTGGTCAGTTTTTAAGAACTATTGATAATCCTAATACCTTCGGAACAAATGAAAATGATAGATTTGGAAATTCTGTATCTTTATCTGGTAATTATCTAGCTGTAGGCGCTTATGAGGAAGATTCTTCTTCAGCAAATACCACTGGAGCAGCGTATGTATTTGATGTGACAGATGGTTCTTTATTGCATACACTTACTTCAGACACTCCATCGTTGCACTTTGGTAAGTCAGTTTCAATTTCGGGAAATTACCTTGCAGTAGGTGACTACCTAGATACTCTTTACAAAGGTGTTGTTTATGTTTATGATGTGACGGATGGTTCACTATCATTTACTGCAAGTAATCCAACCCCAGCAAATTATGATTTTATGGGGATGACGGTTTCCCTTTCCGGCGGAAAATTAATTGCTTCCGCCAAAAGTAATCCTGCCGAAGCGCATGTATGGGAAGCTGCTGAAACTTCAAGTGGTGGTTCTGGTTTCCAAGGTCTACAAGTTATGACCGACGAAGAGATTCAATATACTCTTGGTCAAAGGATACAAACTCTTCGAGCTACTGCCGGTAACATTGGTTCATATCAGTTCCGATCATCTGCACAAGGTGCACCCACCGATCCGGGCACGTGGAAAGCCGTAGGTACTGCGTTAAACACTAAAAAAGATGTTGCAGATCAAAGTTACACAAGAACTCGAGCAAGTACTTATACTACACCAAGAACTTCTACTTATTCTAGAACTCGTGTTTCTTCTTATTCAAGAATTTCTACCAGATTATCTACAGTTAACTATGCTGGAGACTTTACTGGCAACTATAGTAGAAATTTTGAGGGTAATTACTCAAGAGATTTCACTGGGAACTACATTGGAGATTTCACTGGAAACTATTCAAGAGTTAGGACTAGTACTTACTCAACGCCTTTCACTGGTAACTATTCTAGGGATTTTGTTGGTGAATATACTGGCGCTTACACAAATACTTTTACAAGAAATAGAAGTTCCGCTTACACTAGAGACAGAGTAACTAATTTTTCCAGAACATTTACTGGTGAATATGTAATAAATCGTCCTTCTACTTATACTCGTGATGTTGTTGTCGCCTTTATTGGAAATTTCACTGGTTATTACTCCCGTGCAAGAGTTTCTTCTTATGTGACAACCAGAAACCAAGGATTTACTGCATATTATACTAGGAATAGAACATCTTCCTATACTCGTGGAAGACCTTCATCGTATGCTGGAACTTATACCAGAACAAGAAACTCTTCTTATGCTGGAACCTACGCTAGAACTAGGGTTTCGGCTTATGCAGGCAACTATGCAAGAACAAGAAATTCTACATATTCTGGAGCATATGTTAGAACACGAGTTTCTGCTTACGCAGCAAACTATACAAGACAAAGATCTTCTTCTTACACTGGTACATATTCTAGAAATAGAGTTTCTGCTTATGCAGCTAACTATACAAGACAGAGACCATCATCTTACACTGGTACATACTCTAGAACAAGAGTTTCTGCCTTTGTAGCTGACTATACAAGACAGAGACCATCGTCTTACACTGGTACGTATGCGAGAACAAGAATTTCTACGTATTCTCAACCATATACAAGACAAAGATCTTCTTCTTATGCTGGAACTTATTCTAGAAACAGGATTTCTTCTTATTCAGCAAACTATACAAGACAAAGATCTTCTTCTTATGCTGGAACTTATTCTAGAAACAGGGTTTCTGCCTATTCAGCTAACTACACGAGACAGAGATCTTCTACTTATGCAAGAACTTCTACTCGAAACAGAGTTTCTGCGTATGCTGCTGATTACACAAGAAATAGAATTTCTACATATTCAGCCAACTATACTAGAACTAGAACACAGAATTTTGATGGTACATATTCTCGTACTCGTAATTCTGCTTACTCTAGATCAAGAGTATCAGTTTACACTCGCAACCGAGTAACAAATTTTGCTGGTAACTTTGTAGGTAACTACACCACATACTTCACAGGTAACTATTCACGAGGTTTTGTTGGTAATTATTCAAGAGGATTTGCTGGTAACTATGTCGGTAATTATGCGAGAACTTCTACTCGTACATCTACTAGAACTCGTTACTCTGCTTACGCAAGAACTCGTGTAACTAATTATGTTGGAGATTTTGCGAGAACTCGTGTAACTAATTATGCTGGTGATTTCGTAGGTAATTACGGAAGAACTCGTGTAACAAACTATGTTGGAGATTTTTCTAGAACTCGTGCAACAGATTATACTAGAACTCGTTACTCCGCTTATGCACGTACACGTATAACAAACTATGTCGGTGATTTCTCAAGAAATAGAGTTACAAACTTTGCAGGAAATTTTGTAGGAGATTATGCAAGAACTTCTACTCGAACTTCAACACAGACTCTAGGATATAATAGAACTCTTTATTTCACTGGAAATTATTCTAGGAACTTTACTCGTGAGAGAGACACTAGTTTTTCTAGAGTTTCTACTTATTCTCGAACAGATAGTTATGATGGAACCTACACCAGAACTTTTGTTAATTACACAAAATATACTGGAAACTATAGTAGAGTTTTAACATCCATTAACTTTTATTCTGGTAACTATGTTTCGGCTGCAACTTATTCTAACAGTTATGTTGGTGATTATGCTAGAATGTTAAATTATATAGGTGACTACTCTAGAGTTGGAACTTATACTAGAACTAGCACCGGAGCATTTAGTGGAAATATTCAGTATATAGGAAACTATACTGCAACTCAGAATTTCACTGGAAACTATGTCGGTGGATCTACTGGATGGACATCATATCAAGGTGTGGCTTCAAACCCAATATTCATAGGTGATAATGCTGGTACAAACATCTATTGGCGAGCGAAT